TGGGATTGTGACTCTTAAAAATTTAGAACCAGTTGAGATTGAATATGAACTTAAACCAGTGCTTGAGCAAACATAATCAGACATTCAGCATGAATCGCATATAAGCGAGTCCTCTGCATCCCATAAGATATAGGAGGAAAATAGTTTGACAGAAGACGAATATTGGGCAAACGAGCCAAACGATGATAATGAGATATTGTATGAATTCTTAATCGATGAAGATTCTGATCTTACACTACTAATGTTGCCAAAATATGAGTTTGATCTAGAAAATACGCTTGATAGTTACTATAAAGAAATTAAAAAATGTAGAAACAAAGATCAAATAATTCAAGCGCTTAGAACATTCTACTCCCATATCGCAGGTGTTGTCTCGCTACAAGATAACATACAGTATCTTCAAGATAGAGCTAAAGAGTTAGAGTTTAATGTTCAGATAATGCAGGAAAAGTATAGATAAGCATGAAATGATAATTTCATGCAATTATATAGGAAAGGTTTGTTCGTATGGAAACAGATACTAATCAGATTGTAAAAGAAGATTATATTAAGATTAATTTTGATATGTGGAAAGAAAGATACCAATTTGAAGACTATTATGATTTCCAAATAAAACTACTCTTTCAATTACAATGGGAGCTGCTGTATTCATCAGAAATTTATTCTCAGAATCGAAGAGAACAATTAGAAATGATTCTTAGAATTCATGGAAGCCTACCTCAGGATTTTTTCAATAAAAAATGATAATAAAATCAAAAATCAAGAAGCTGATAATAGAAAAATCGGCTTTTTTCTTTTGAATTTATCTGGCAGAAAAGTTTGTCTTAGAGCAAATTTCGTAAGTGACTACTCCCTAGTCGTCTGCCAGATTTTAATCTTTCAGGGAGTCAAAAGGATGGTGAAAGGATTGACAGGGAGAAAAAAAATCACAATTGATAGATCAGATAAAGAAATTTCCAGTAAAAAAATTTGTTCCCATTGTGGTGAAACAAGAAATTTGTCAAAAGATTATTACTCTTCGGACAATCCTCTAGATTCTGATGGAAGAATTAAAATGTGCAAGTTCTGTATCAAAGAGTATATAAATTATAATGACATTGAAACAATTAAAAACATATTACACCAAATTAATAAACCATTTATTCAAATAAAATGGGATTCAGCCACTGAATCGTCTAAGAACACAAAGGCTATAAATAGAGACCCATTTGGTATTTATATGAAGATTCTTTATTTGAACTACAATGGTCAAGGATTAACTTGGAAAGATAGCGACGAAAAAACATTAATCAAGGAAGTTACAATAGAAAAACAAATTATTAATACTCATGAGAATGAAGAAAACTCTTTCTTAAAAAATGAATACTCTGATTCAGACTTAAAAAACAAAGATGATGTTCTAAAAATGATTGGTTATGATCCTTTTTATTCAGAACCTGAAATAGATAAGAAGAACCTTTATAATAAATTAGTTGACTTTCTTGACGAAAGTACCCTTGAAGATAATTTTAAGTTGCCAGCAGTAATTGAAATAGTTAAAAGCTACAGTCAAATTGATAAGATAAATAGCACCATATCTAACATCCTTGCTGACGTAGATAAATTTGCGTCAAATGTTGGAGGGATAACATCTCTTGTAAACGCAAAAGAAAAAATGCTCAAATCAATTCTTGCACTCGCTAAAGATAATGGTATATCCGTTAATCACAATAATAATAAAAGTAAAGGCTCAGGGACTCTCTCTGGTATCATTAAACAGTTGAGCGAAAAAGGGATAGAGTCCTCAGAGATTAATATTTATGATATCGAGACTTGTGAAGGAATGAAGCAAGTAGCAGATATAAGTAATCGAAGTATATTGGAACAGCTAATGCTGAATGAAAATGATTATACTGAGATGATCAAAGATCAGAAAGAACTAATTGATGTATTAAGAAATAAGAATAATGAATTAGAGGAAGAAAATAGAAAAGTTAAAATAGCACTTAAATCTTATGAACAATAAACTATTATTGGAGGTGGTATCCCCACTTGAATTACTACATGAAAGAAAATGAAAAAGCTATTTCACAAAGAAAGCTAGAAAGTTATTATAAACTTTCTCAAATAATTCAGTGGGGACGATAGTAAATCTCCAGTAAAGTTTTGTGAAAGATTCTATGGTATTGATTTCTTAGATAATCAGAAATATGTATTTATGAAAAGTTGGGTTACTCCTTTCAACGTTTGGTGCCAGAGTCGTGGCAGTGGTAAAACAACGATGCTTGCTCCTTTTATAATGGCTAAAACAAATTTAATTCCAAATTTTCAAGCTTACATAATGAGTGGTGTTGGATCTCAAGCGCAAGAAGCATTTCTGAAGATTGAAAAAATTGCAAAAAAGGAAATAGCCTCATTTACTGGTCTAACCGATATATTTTACAACGAAACTGTTAAAAGTACAGCCAACACAGATGGATTCACTCATAATCCAGCATCCTTTCAATATAAACTCTATAATGGTAGCGCATTAAACTCTTTGAACGGTGCCTTTGATAATAACAGAAGTAAAAGATCTAATTTAAATGTTTATGACGAAAGTGGATTTGCTCCTGAAGAACTTTTTGTTACCTCTCTTCCCTTTATAACACAGGATAGTAACTTTAAATTAGGTGGAGATATCGATATAAGCTTAGAGCCTAAACAATTTCCGAATCAAGCCATATTTGCCTCTTCTGCTTCGGGGACTGATACTTATTTTTACAAGGTGTACAAGGACTACGCAAAGAAAATGTTTCTTGGTGATGATAGATATTTTGTAGCAGACATAAATGCTGAGATAGTTATTAATGCAACCTTTAATGGAAAAAAATATCCAGTTGGATTGTTAAAACAAGAAGTGATTGATGATGCTATGAGGAAGAACAAAGAAAAAGCTCTTCGTGAGTATTATAACAAGTTTAGTACTGAAGGTGGCGAAAACCAAGCGATAAGAAGAGCAACTATCATTAGAAATAGTGAAGTTCGTATTCCCACTCTCTACAATGAAAACGGTAATAAATTCGCATTGGCCTATGACCCTGCTCGTTCTTATGATAATTCAGTGTGTATGGTCGGTGAAATTTATTTAGATGAGATTGTTGGTTATAAAATGAGGATTTGTAACGGAGTTAGTTTTGTGGACATCTCAAAAAAGAAAAAAACTCCAATGAGAACACCCGAACAAATAGCTCATGTAAAACAAATGATTATAGATTATAACGGAAAGCAAGCTGCCGACTATGAGAATATATCTGCGTTACTCATCGATTCAGGAGCAGGTGGCGGTGGCGTTAATATAGCTGATGACTTTATGGAAGAATGGATTGATTCTCAGGGTGTAAGACGTAAAGGTATGATTGATAAGAAAGAGTCAAGTGACTATGTTACAAAATTTCCTACGGCAACAGACAAAATAAAGCTACTTAGCCCTAAGAAATATAAGACTGAAATGTTTGATGCTCTTGTTGAAATGACAGGATTGGATCTTATTTCTTTCACGGATGAATATGACATGAAAGGACATCTGACGCTCTTTGAAGATGCAGAATTGACATACGAGGATGATGATAATAATAAGAAAACAGAGATTACAAGTAATACAAAAATACATAAATTATCTTTTGATGAAGAGATGGCACTTAAGAACATTGACTTAGCAAAAGAAGAAGTTATAAATATCTTTCGTTATGATAACCCAAATGGTGGTCGAAGATATGCCCTTTCACCAGAAAAAGAATCAAAAATGCATGATGACAGAGCTTACTGCTTGGCAATGTTAGCTTGGCACTTACAACAACTAAGACGTGAAAACATAACCAAAAAACAAAACAATATTGTAGACTGGAAAAATGCACCTAAGAGTTATAGTTCAATATCGTTTCAATAATTTATCCCATTAATGTCAGGTGGTGAAAAAATGTCAGATAAAATAGTTGGAAGTGAAGATTTTAAAGTGATTATTGCATCAAAAGCTGATGCAGACACTTTGTTGTTTACGGCAAAAGAACAAGGTGAACAATGGCTGGAACAAGCTATGTTTAATTTTAATAATAATTATCATCAGTACTCAACCTATCTCAACGAGTCATCTTTTAATAATGATGTTATAAATAATAATGATATTGATATATTAGCTCAGAACACTCAAAGCGACTTACAAAAGATATTAAAAGTCAATTCAATAGCACGTTACTATATTAACAAAGATGACTTGATTGGAAAGATCTTTGAAACAATAGAAAGTAATATTAATACTGATTTCAAAACTTCATATAAAGACTTTTCAGGTAACAAAAGTAAACAAAAAATCCTTGAGAAAACTAAAGAAATAATAAATGATTTCAATAAACAAATTAATCTTAAGTCATTGTTAAGGAAATCAATTCCAGTTGCATACTGTGAAGGAAATTATCCTCTTTATCTGAGAAGAAATAAAGCAGGAAATTATATTGTTGATAGTTTTCCTTTGGGTGTAGTCGAGGTTAGTGATTATGAAATAGATGGTGAACCATGTCTATTAATAAACATCAATGAACTTAAATCTAGACTTCAAAAAACAAAAAAGAAAACAAGAGATGGAAAGAGCTTATTCTTTGATAACATTGAACAAGAATTAATAAATAACTATCCGTCAGAAGTATTCGAAGCTTACAAAAATAAAGATACATATGCAAAATTAGATATAAAATATAGTGGGATTTTAAGAGTTAATAATCTTAATAGAAAATATGGATTGACTCCTGTTTTCAGAACATTGAAGTCAGCTATTATGCTAGAAACATTTGAAAAAACTGATAGAACTAATGCTAAAGCTAAGGGGAAAAAAGTAATTTTTCAAAAATTACGTTCAGAAATTCTTGGAATAGATGGAGATAAACAAGGATTCGAACAAATGGCTTACGCTCATGAATCCTTTATGGGTGCTTGGAAAAATGATACAGTTATTTACACTGGAGCTGCTTTCGTAGAGGATATAAAGTACATCGAGCCTACCACAGATAATATAAACATAAACAATGTTAATTATTATAGAAGTAAAATCATGACTGCGTTAGGAATTGGCTTCTTAAATCAAGATGCAAAACAGACAGTTGCTGTTGCAAATATATCAATATCCGAGCTAATGAAGACAATCAACAAAATTACGGAACAATTAGAAGACATCTTAGAAAAATGGTACAAAATCATTCTTCAATTAAACCACATTCCAATTGAATACTGTCCTACAATTCGAGTAATTGATAGTGAATTGCTTTCAAGTGATATGAGGTTACAGCTATTGGAAACATTGTTCAGTAAGATGAATTTGAGTTATGAAACCACACTTGGCCTATTCGATATATCTGTTGAAGATGAAAAACAAAAGAGAATTAAAGAAAATGAACAACATTATGACAAGATATTCTCTCCTCGCACGAATGCATTTACCAACTCAGGTAAAACAGATAATAACAAACCTTTGCCTACTGTTAATAATGAGCCTAATAAAACAACTATTGGTTTAGTTCAGGAGGAATAGTGAATGAAACATGAAACATATTGCCCACACTGTGAGTGTCCTATTATTTTAGATATAGAAAATGATTTAGTTGGTGAAGTCGTTATAGATTCAATTAATGATACATCTCAACTTGAAGTTGCAGACTTGTTAAGCTTAAAAGGGATTGAATTGAGTTAACATGTACTACTCATGCTAGAAAGGGGGTGAATTGGACTGGATAAAGATATTGTAACGATACATAGTAACTACAATTTTATACTTAGTGAATCAAATAGCGATAATGACACATTAGACTCTAAGTTTATTATATGTGACTTCAATCCTAATGGTAATGATGTAGCTCTGAACCCCAACACAATAAACGAGTGGATCAGTACCATTGTCATGAAACCCTTAGTTGGAAAAGTTATAAGTAGGTACGATGGTGAGACTGATTTTACTGGTCACAATGCTAGGATTGTAAGTAAAACAAATGAAGATGGTAATGAGTATAAAGATATTGAATTCGACACATCTGCCTTCGGAACTTTCTATAGTGCATCAATTGAAACCATTGAAGGTGTTAATTACATTGTTGCAAATGCTAAAATATGGAAGCGTTTCTCTCAAGCTTACGAAGTTATTAAACGTAGAGTAAATGCAAATATAGGAATAAAAACCTCTTGGGAAGTTCAAGTGTTAGAGGCGCATTATGAAATGGTAAATGGTAAAAATACAAAGATAATTGATAATGGAATATTTATAGGACATGCTCTGTTAGGAGAATCAGTTTCTCCAGCATATCCATGCAGTGGTTTGCTTCAAGTATCATCTTTAGAAACAACTGATGTAGAACTTGCCAATGCGCTTGTAAATGACTTAGATATTTCATTTGATAATGTTAAAAAGGAGGAATTAGAAGTGACTAAGAAAGAGTTAGAATCATCGTCTCTGACAACTAGAGACCTACATCAAAAAATTCTTGAAACTATTAACCCAAAAGGATGGAATAGTAATCCCTATTATTGTATTTGGGAAGTATATCCTGAAGAACGCAAAGTACTTGCTTACGATATAGACAGAGATTCTGAAGACAACTATCTTGTTTTTACATATAGCGTATCTAATGAAAGTGTTACTGTAGATGAACCATCTACGACAAAGCTTAGTAAACTTATTTCGGAAAAATCAAATGTTAATATTAATATCGATCTCAATAAAACTGCTGAGATTTTAAGTCAAAAAGAGATGGATATTAAGAATCTTATTTCCGAAAAGGAAAAATTAATTTCTGATTTAGCTGAAAACGTAGATGCATTGATCCAAGCAGGAACTCAAATAGAACAACTTCAATATTCTGTTCAGGAATTGATTCCTTACAGGGAACAAGTTGAAGAAAACAATCGTATCGAAACAGAAAAAGAAATTGCTAATAAGAAACTTCTGTTAAAGCAAATCGCAATTAAAGGTGGATTTATTACTTCCGAGGAACTTGAAACGTCTGAGGAGCTTTCAGCTTTAATTGAAAGTCTTGACGAGAAGTCTATTAAAGCAATTATTGCTGAGAGACTTATTGCGAAATTAGACATTGATAAAGCGAATGTAGAAACATCTGAATCTAAAAAAGTTACTGTTATTGCTAAACAAAATATTGAATCTGACGACGATAACTTGATAGATCATAAATCAGTTATGTCATCATTTTTAAAAAATAATTAATTATAATTAGGAGGAAAAAATTTTATGCTAAGACACCTACAAGGTATTTCAAATAAAAATGTTGATGCCATGCTTTCTGCTTCTTCAACATTGGTTCGGGGTCAACTGGTTCAGAAGGATTACACAAATGGAGGTGTTATTAAACCTCTGTCTCAAGAAGGTTTATATTTTGTAGATAAAGCACAAATTCCTACTGGTCTAATGAGTCTTGAAGGTGATTTGAGTGACTATGATGTACGATTTGAGAATATTGCCAAAGGTACACTTGTTACACTGGAAAAACCTATTAGTGGTGAAAGATATGCTACGAGTGAATTTGTTGCTACTGGTTTAGTTGCAGGTGATTATTTGATTGCTTCTACTACTGTTGATGCAGATCAAGGAAAGCTTAAGAAAAATGCGAGCGCGACTCCGTTTATATACCGAGGAACAAAAATCGAAAATGGACATACTTTAGCAATCGTTGAAATTTTATAATCGTATTCACACAAATTAGAAATATTTTAGGAGGAATTATTAAATGATTAAAACAGAAATTGCAAGTCTAATGAACGAGCAAGGAAAAGTTTTCGAATGGGCACAAAAAGTTGAACGCAAAATGGAAATGAATTCAGAAGATAAAGACATTTCTTCTGTAATTGATGCTTGGGCAAAAGATATTGGTACTAAGGGTATTGACAATGATCTTGAAATCTCTAACTTTCTTGTAAAAGTTGTAAATCCAGAAGTGTATGATGTTCCAGATGAATTGCTTGAATCGTTATTTGATCGCGGTTCAATTGGTGAATTTGATGATTTCAAGACCACGGAGAATCCAAAGAATACTCTGGTTGCTTATGATGCTGCTAAAGGCGGTACGGTTGATAAATCGTATATCGACAATATTGCATCTAATCCTATTTGGAAACATAAACAAGTTGAAACTGAAGTATCTTATGCAGATTTGCGTCGCAATGGTTTTAAGAGTATTGCTAATTTAACTGTCTTCGCAGAAGAAGCATTGAAGAATAAAATGTTCTTCGATATTTTCAGTATTATTGATACTGCTATTGCTGGAGGAGAACAATTAATTAATGCTGGTGGAGCAATGCCTACTGCCGCTGCACTAGATCAACTTGCTTTATATCTAATTGATCGTGGTGAAAATCCTATGACAGTATCATTGTCTAAATATGCACAAAGTATCGCTAAAATGTCTGGTCAAGCATCCCTTATGAGTGATGCAATGAAGGATAAATACAACAGGTACGGTCTTGTTGATTTCTATAACGGAGTTCGCATTGGTACAATTTCTGGAGCTAAACGCACAGGCGATAATCAACTATTGCTTCCAGACAAGAGAATCTTTGGTGTGGCAGGTAAGATTGGTACCCTAGATATGCGTGGAGCTGTTCGTGTGTACGAAACGATGGACAACAAACGCGAGGTTGTAGAGCTGAAAATCACTGGCTTTGAATACGGTGTTGCTATTAACAAGATAGATAAAATTGCTAAAATTGTTTTAACCTAATAGAATAAAAAATACAAGTGTGTTGTTATATTTCCTAATAGTATTTCAACACACTTTAAAGGAGAGTGTTTTTGTGTCTGTTGTAGATAGCACTATAATCGAAGTACTTAATTATTCAGATAGTTATGCTTCTATTCAAACCCAAATTAAACCAGATGGTTATTTATTTGAGCCATCTATTGATGGCCTTCCATACGCCATTCCGTTAAGTTTTGCGGAAATCAGAGTAGTTAATAGTCAATCTGGGGTATTTAGAGAGGGAATTTTAAGATTTGATCCAGAACATGAGGAAGATGTCTATACAAAACTAGGTATACGCGATTGGGAAGAAATTCTTAGTGACTCTCAAATTCACAATATAATTTTAAAACCTACAAAAAAAGGATTAGAAAGTTTAATTAAAATCACGAGTACATCAATGTTCGAAAGAGTTCGAGGAATTATGGTTCAACTACTCAACACAGGAATGTACGACATCTCAACAAGAGTTAAAGATGTGATTAATGAGCGATATCGTGAGCTTTATTCTAATAAACGTATTTCTGAAATCATTGTCGTCCCAACTTTAGATGAATCGGAAGCTAAGCCATTAGTTTCTGAAAATGAAATGGCAAAATTAAAAGATGAACTGACTAAACAGATCCTTGCAGAACTAAAGGAACAACAACAGATAGCAGTAGATAATGAAGTAATAACGACTGAAGGTTCGAAAACATCAGTGAAGAAGACAAGTCGCACTACGAATCAAACTAAATAGTGAAAGGAGTCAGTATTAGTGTCAACTTTATGGTCTGCTGTTTACAAAGTTTTCTTTGATAAAATTCAAAAAGATACAGAATTTTTTGCATACAACAATATTCCTAATCAGGAAGCTTTTGAAATTGCCTTGGAGAGATCAAAGGGATATCTTAAGGAAGCAGTGTCTCAATTGACCCTATGCTGTTCTCCAGACATTAATTTTAATGATTATGATGATGTTGCAGAAGTATTCAATTTTGAATTGACTAATGTAGAAATTGATTTATTGGCCGAACTAATGAGAGAAAGATACTTTGACAAGGATTTATCTTTATTAAAAGCATTTCAGGTACGCTTCTCTCCCAAGGATTTGAACGTCTTCTCTCCTGCTGCTGAAAGAAACACATTCACGAGTATGTTAAAAGATATTAAAAAGGATAATGAACTTTCAATTTCTCGTTATATCTCAAGGGATAGAACTACAGGTAAACTAAAAATTATTAATTTCTCTCAATACTATAATGATTAAGGGTGTGTTTTATGATGGATAAAAATATCATGGATTACTATCGTAAAATTAACAACTCTATGTATACAAATA